TGCATACCTTGACGGAAAGCTCGCGGGATGTCGTCGAACTCACAGGCACCGAGATTGACATGTTGCAACAAGCATGTTCCGCGTGAGGGCAGGTAAACTTCCAAGCAGACATTTCCACGAATCCGGTCTCCATTGCTGTCGTATTTTACTTTGTTTAGCCAGATGTCGCCAGACTTAATTCCAAACAAGAGTTGGTCTTTAAACTGGCACTCTTCCCACCACTCGGGTTTGATGTTGATGCATCGTTTGACCCACGGCAGTTCATTCCGGGGAGTGGATATAAAGTCAAGAGCGTCAGGGTTGTTGAGGTCAAGATGACAAACAACAGCGCCATTCTTGTAGACCCCTCCCCGTCGTAAGATTTCATTGAGGGTGCTGTAGATTTTTGCAAAACTAACTGGACCGCTTGCAGTAACACCCGACGGACGCTGATGACCTTTCGGGTCAAGCTTCGACAGGTGTACAGCACAGCCTGCGCCATATCGCAAGGCGTGGCTCACAAAACGCCACGATGCTTCAATGCCATTGGGACCCTCCATTTCGTTTTCCACGACAAAAACCGTGCACGAAACTGGCAAGCGAGAAGTTGGGTCATCAAGCCAGGATTGAACCCGGCCAGTGCGAGAGATAAGGTTGGTGGTGGTCATTCGATAATAAGGTCGTTCAAGTAAGGAGGTTTGTAGTGTGGTCCTTTCAGAACCTTTCCATCTTCGCGGTAAATGGGTTTACCATCATCGCCAAGTTTGGACATATTTGATTTGTGGATCCTGCGCATAGCTTCATCAAGATCCCATTCTTGTGACGCTGCAAATTGATAGGCAACGTATACAAGATCAGCCAGTTCCTTCAGCTGTTCACACTCATCTTTCATGTGAAAGGCTTCATGAAACTCTGACCACTCTTCATCGATCAAAGCTTTCTGGATCGATTTCTTCATCGGTCCATTGTGGAGGTTGTAGGCGGATCGGAATTCGTCCGCTTGGTCCATCAGACTCGTGTGTATGTAAGAGTTCATTTTCAAGATAGTGGATTGCTTTTTTAAGATCTTGTACTTTTGAATCTTTGTAACCAGCTCGGCAAACGTATTTGATTGCGTTACCAAGATGGTAGTTCAGTTGTTGATCACGAATGAAGTCCCATACTTCTATGGTTCCTCGGGTGTAATGAGCGGGGGACTCGGCCACTGTTTTACTAGGTTAGAGATGTTGTTGCAAAGACAGAAGTTCTGTCGTTGTAGTGCGATGAGCAACGTGATGATGTCATCTTTGTCTGCCTCTGGTAGCAGATCTTTGAGGCGTCGTATCTTGAACTCTTGCTCAACCGTCAGATCAATTACTGGCGGTGGTGGGAGTCCACGGTATGACCTGTTGTTGTACTTGGTCATAGTCTTTATCAGTAAGGATTTTTGCTAGACGTGCATTCATCAAGGCTTCTTCTTCACCCAATCCTTTGGATTCAAAGACCTTGACAACTGTATCCCACGTGTAGCCTTCTTCTTCAAACAAAGTCACAGCTCTTTTGACTCCGATGCCTGGACAACCGCCATAGCCGTCTGTCTGGTCACCAGCCAATGCCTGAATCAAGTGCCAGTTAGCACCTTCTTCTTCAGTAATGGTTACTGTTTCTTTGAGGTCGTAAAGCCTTCCAGGAATCTGGCGCATATCTTTGTCAGGAGATACAATGATATTCCCAGGGTGACGCGTAGCATAAATGCCCATACTGTCATCTGCTTCCAGATCAGGGATACGGATGACTTCATACTGTTTCTCTAGTTCTGAAATAACGCGTCGATAACCACAGGGCTTTTTACGATTTCGGTGACCCTTGTAATCAGGATAAATTTTCTTCCTGAAATTATTAGAGTCACTGAAGAAAAGAATCAATTCAGGTTGGTCCCAAAGAAACTCTTGTTTGATTTTGTTCAGGTCACGCTGTACGTTTTTGAAAGCTTGACTGAACTTGGAGACGACCATGATAACGTCATCACCCCAATCAATTTCATCTTCTGCAGCAGCACAAGCTTTGTAGCAGATGAAATCTGTGTCGATAAGAAGTTTCATTTGGTTTTGTTTTGGTACCAGTTAAAGAACTCTTGAAACCTTTCACGTCGTCTGTTACCCATGTATGGATACAGCTCTGTGCAAATTTCAAAAATCAGATCACGTTTGTTGGCTCGCCATGTTTGATGAGGCTTAGAATTGTCACCATCTGACGGGTACTTGCGCATGGATTCAAGAGTGCCACGACAACCCAATGCAATGTAGAGATCCCACATCACATCACTGTCAGTCATCTTGACTTTGAGTTCCCAAGCGTCGTTTGATTTTTTGTAAGTCAAACAACCTTCACCTTCAAAGAGACCAGCAATCCATTCAATGGGTCTCAGCCCAGGATTTTCCTTGTTTTGCGTCGGCTGAAATTGGGATTCGGAGATTGTAATACTCCCCAGCTTTGCCTGCGCTTTGTACCAGGGATGTAGATAATTGCTCTGCATGTTCAGGGGTGGATTCAAACTGTAATTCGTCGTGCACAAATGCAAGTTGTGAACAACAAAGATCTTTTGTATTTTCGTGGTTGATGACTAGCCAACGCTTTGCAAGCACACCGGCTGATGACTGCAAAAGATAGTTAAGACTTTTGTGAGGGCTATCAACTAAGATTTTGCGACCATCTATTGATCGAATAAAACCCCTCTCACTCGCCGTTTTAATCGCCGCAAGTAGTTCCGCCAGACCATCAATAGCAGCCACGAACGCCGCTCTAATCTCCTTACCTTTCTTTTTAGCCTTTGCATCACTTAGTTGTGCATCAAAGGAATGTCCGATTTTGGCATCACCTGCTCCGTAAAGGAAGGCGTAGGTGACAGTTTTGACATCCCGTCTACTAATTCCAATTTTGTCGGCATTAACTTGGTGAATGTCTCCGTTAAGGAGGATGTCAGCGTAACGACCTTCGTCATACCTAGCAAGGTAATGAGCAAGCATCCTGAGTTCAATACCTGCAAGATCAGCACCAACCATAATTTGCCCTGGTGTGGGCATGAACAATTTTCTGAAGTCATGATCTGACGGGACCTGCCCGAGGTTTGGATTTCGGTGGGCGCAACGATGTGTGTTCGTTGCTACTGAACAGTGGTGATGGATTCGTTTAGACGTCGTACACAGCTTCAGCCATGCGTTCGTGCCTTCCGAGATCATCCCCAATTTCTTCGTAATATCGAGACACTTCAGAAAGTCCTCTGCAATCGTAATCCCATCGGCAGCAATCTCTTTCAAGACAACTTCGTCGATGATGGGCTTCCCAGTAGGAGTCAGAAGCTTCGGCTTCCAACCATGAAATGTTTGCAGGATCCATGCGATATGATCTCGTGACGTAGGGTTCAGTTCTTTGAGACGAGTAAACGTGCATCCTTCGATATACCCCGAACGTTTGTTATTTCGTTTAGGAGTAAACTCTGATCCTTGGACGAAAGGATACCGGTCTCGTAGTAGTTGATAAGTTTTTTCAAGTTCGGTCCTGAGAGACGATGCAAGTTGCCATGCAGAGCGCTCATCAAAGTACCATCCATGTAGTTCTTGTTGGGTGAGGATTCTTGCGACATCATGCTCTAACGCGACCCACTCAGGTATGGGTGGAAGTGTTCGCATAGTTTTTTAGTTACAGTAACGTCTTGTACACAGTAGTCTTCCATGTCTTGCGACCATTCAGACCAGTCTGTGTCTTTGCCGAACGAGCCTTTGTATTCAGACAAGCGGTGACCGTAAGCCTCAAGGCTGTGTCTGCCGTACAGTTGCAGCGGCATGTTCTTCCACTTGTGCTTCATGTCGATGTCCCTCAGGTCCGTGTGGTATAACCGCGAGAGAAGAAGGGTATCGACAACCAAGGCGGTCGGCTCAAACCACGGATAGATTTTTTTGATGCATGGTATGTCGTATCCGATGACATTGTGACCTGCGATAACTTCAGCATCCTCCAAACGTTGAATGCCCTTAGTAATGGGTTCAGTATTACCCTCGTCATTGTAACGAAGGGTTTGGTCAGTCTCAGTATCATAGATGACAAGACAGTGGATACGGGTAACATCATCTAGAAGTCCGTTAGCTTCTAAGTCAAAGATTAGCATCGTTCCAGTGGCGGATAACGCCCGCAACAATGAACAAGTTAGTTACAAAGATCAATCCGTTAGTTAGAAGGTTTAGCGTTAGCAGCTTTATACGCTGCAGATCCCTTCCATTGGAACGTCTTGTCCACGAACTGTGCTTTTTCAACTGCCTGAGGCGTAGGTGGGTTAGGTTTTTTAAGATCCTTCCAATCGTTAGAAATCGGTTGTCGGATCGAAATCGGATTCAGCTTCATGTTCAATGAATTTACAGGTGGAAAGATCGTAACTCAGTTGGCAGGCAACGCCAACCTCGCCAGAATATCTGTTCTTAAGCACTCGCACAGTAGTAGCATCTCCTGAAGCTCCACTTTGCTGATCCCGCTCCAAGGCGATGACCGCATCACTGAGTTGAGCAATAGAAGCGGATCCTCTGAGTTGTCCGAGAGTGACTCGTGCACCCTCTTCATGGTTGACATCGGAAGTAGTTCTCCGTAGGTGTGAAACAAGGAACAAAGAGATGCCAGTACGCTCAACCAATGAGCGCAGCTTGGTCATCGTTGTGTCGATCATCTTGCGTTCATCCCCATCAAGCCCGCTGAGCAGGATGCTGAGGTGATCCAAGAATACCACACGGGTCTCAAGCCCGCTCGCCATGTACTCGATCCGTTCGTAGATGTGGTCAGGATCATACGATCCGAACCCGTCGAACAGGTGCAAGTTCCAGTTGGCGATAGTCTTGTTGAATGCTTCGGTCAGCTCAGATCGATCAGGATCTCCGAGATGGAGGGATCGACCGACTGAGGCGGACATAAGTCCGAGAGCTGTACGACGGTTTGACTCTTCAAGTGCCAGGTAACCGACCCGTTCTCCTTTGTTAAGCAGGTTAGTACATAAGTCCCTACAGAAGGACGATTTGCCCGTGCCTGATCCTGCAGTAATGCAGACAAGCTCTCCGTACCTGATCCCGTGAAGCTTTGATTGTAATCCTTGAAATGGGTAGTCATGGTCTGCTGGTGGTTGTGGTGTTGTAACTAATTCAAGTAAAGATTTGGCGTCTACAATACCATCAGGTCTAAATTCCTTACGTTTA